GGCGGGTGCTATGGGGCGGAATTATTGGGGGTGTGATTTAAGGCAAGAACAAATTGATGCCAACATCATCCAAGCCAACGATATTGATACAAAAGTTAAGCCCCAATGGGTGTGTGGCGATAGCATGGAAACGAAATTGCCGGATGCGGATTTCATTTTTAGTTGCCCGCCTTATGGTGATTTGGAGGTTTATTCGGATCACCCACAAGATTTATCAAACATGGATTTCCACGCGTTTCTAGCGGCTTATAGGCGCATTATTTGGCGATCCGTTAGGGCGCTAAAGGATGATTCATTTGCGTGCTTTGTGGTGGGTGATTTCCGCGATAAAAAGGGCTTTTATAGAAACTTTGTTAGCGAAACAATCAATGCCTTTGAAATATGCGGGGCACGGCTATATAACGAGGCGATATTAGCGACATCGGTTGGATCGGCCGCCATGCGCGTGACAAAGCAATTTGAAATAGGCCGAAAGATGGCCAAAGTGCATCAAAACGTATTGGTGTTTTGCAAGGGCGATTGGCGCAAGGCAACCCAAAAAATTAACGATAGTGAAAAAAGCAACATTAGGGAAAATACCTAGAAAATAATTTAAATAAGTTGTTGACAAGTGTTTAGTTGGCTATACAATACAAACCATGCCGCAACACATCGTAAGCGGTCTTTTAAGAAAGAAGCAAAATGAAAAATAAACAAGATTATCAAGATTTAGTTAATAGAGGTTACAAGCTCGAACAAGAATTGGGCAATATTTATTTAGTTGACGAATGCGTTGATAGAGAAAACGTCAATACCGAATATGAAGAAAATTCACCCGAATGGTGGAATTCACTTTTTAATGTTGGCGAATCAGCTATTGCTTTTAGATTAGTTGAATTGGGTTTTGACCCAAATAGCTATGGGTTTGAATATTAAATGACCAAACAACAAGCCAACCTAATCCTAGATCAAGTGCGGGTTGGCATTCAATATCCCGCACACATTATCAACCAAGCATTAACCATCACAGGTGATTTAAATGGAAAGATACCACAGAACAACGAAAGACGCATTCCCGAATACTATGGAATATGGGGCTTGCATAGAGAAACCGATTCGCAAGATGTTTACGAAACTTGAATTGATTGCATACGCAATTGCAATTGTTGTCATTATGTTAGATATGTTTGTGTGGAGACCATGAAATGAATAGATTTGAAAACATTGTTAAAAATTGCGATGACGCAATGGCGCAATACCAATTCAAAAGCAATTACGCATTTGAAAGCGGATATTACAAATTACAAGTTGAATCACTTTGCAAGGAAATTGAATTTTTGCAACAGGAATTGGAATCAACGATTGAGCAAATCAAAGAAATAACAAAGGATTTCGTATGAAAAACATTTCAACGGCATTGGTTAAAGCACAAAAGGCATTTAACCCCGCGCTAAAGCAATCCATCAATCCACACTTTAAATCACGCTATGTTGATTTGGCGGGGTGTGTGGAGGCGGTGATTGATGCACTAAACGATAACGGAATATTCTTATTACAAAAAACATACGAATGTGCGGATGGCGTGATTGTGGAAACAATCTTTATTCACGAAAGCGGCGAAAGATTGGAATGCGGAATGTTGCATTTCCCCGCCGTTAAGGCCGATCCACAGGGCTACGCATCGGCATTAACCTATGCGCGGCGCTATTCGCTTATGGCCGCGTGCGGAATTGCGCCGGAGGATGATGACGGAAACCACGCATCAAAGAAAGCCGAAACAAAGATTGTTAGCCACGTTAATGTTAAAGAATTGGATAAGCTAATCGAAAAGATGCGCCACGCGGAAAATCAGGAACAATTAGTGGCATCGTATCGGATTGCATTTCAGGCGTGCCAAAGCGAAAAAGCACACCAAGATCGTGTGATTGCCGTTAAAGACGAAATGAAAGAAAAGGTGCCCGCATGATGAATAGTGATTACGCCGCGGAAAGCGATTATTGGCGCGAACAAGATGCAATCGAAAACGCGTATCGAAACGAATTGCTAAAGCACCCACATTGCCTTGATCCGGATCACCCCGGATGCGAAAAATGCGAGGTTAACGATGATTGATGAAAGAATCCAAATCATGTTGTATCACGAAAGCCAATTTAGTGATGAATTCTTTAGTTGGTTTCCTAACAACGAACACATTTACGATGCCTTTCAACATGAAACCATGAAAATCATTCGCAAAGGCTATAAGCACTATTCTGGGCGCACGATCTTGGAGGTGTTAAGGCACCATTCGGCACTTAGCGAAAATGGCATTTGGAAACTTAACAACAACCACACGCCATATCTTTGCCGATTGTTTGCCCTAATGAATCCTAGATACGCGGATATTTTTGAATACCGCACCGTTAAAAAACCCAAATTAAGATTGGCCGAATGATGAAAAAAGTTAAACAAAAAACAACGGATCAATTGCACGATGAAATTATGCAATTGTTTGTGGGGCAAGAAATGTCAACCACGTTGGCGGCATTGATTGAAACAATGGTTGGTGTGTCAAATTTCATGGAAATTGAAAGATACGATGTGATTGATATGGTTGTTGCCGAATTAAACATTTATAGGGATATGGAAAATGAAAACATTGTTTGATGATCAAATTAGAAAAACGGATAGGATATTAAAAAACCTAAATGTGCAATATCTAATCATCACACCCGATGGCCATAGATTTGGAAACATTGAATCGATCCCCCAAAAGAAAAGATCATTCAAATACAAATGGGGCGAATTGAAAACCTACATATTGCCCTATTTAAACGAATTGCTAACGGGCATTGAAATATGTGTGCCCTATAACAAATATGATAAAGACCGGCTATCGGGCGCTATTTGCGGATACGCATCGGATAATTGGGGCGTTGGATCGTATACATACAAGTGCAAGAAAGATGGAATTCACATAATGAGGTTACTATGATGGAACAAAGATCGGATGAATGGTTTGCCGCACGCCTTGGAAAAGTAACCGCAAGCCGCGTGGCGGATGTGATTGCAAAGACAAAAACCGGCCCAAGCGCAAGCCGCGAAAACTATTCAACACAATTGGTGTTGGAAAGGCTAACCAACAAACAAGCGGAAAGCTACACCAATGCGGCGATGCAATGGGGCACGGAAACGGAGCCAATGGCGCGGCAAGCCTATGAATTGAAACGTGGGCTATTTGTCAACGAAACCGGTTTTGTGGATCACCCAACGATAGAAATGTCAGGCGCAAGCCCCGATGGCCTAGTTGGCACGGATGGGTTGATCGAGGTGAAATGCCCCAATAGCGCCACACATATGGAAACCATGCTAACGCAAAAAGTGCCGGCTAAATACATTCCACAAATGATGTGGCAAATGGCTTGCACCGGCCGCAATTGGTGTGATTTTGTTAGCTATGATCCGCGGTTTCCGGAAAATCTACAAATATTCATTGAAAGGGTTGAATACGATCCAACGTATGTCAAGATGTTGGAATTGGAAATTACACAGTTTTTGGATGAAGTTACGAAAAAAGTTGAAATATTAAGGAAATTCAAATGAGCAAGATATTAAAAGAAATCAAAGTTATTAGCGGCACCTACACCAACAAGGATGGCCAACAGAAAAACCGCTATCAAAAGATTGGATCGGTGATTGATACTAAAAACGGCGCAATGTTAAAAATCGATTGCGTGCCGGTTGGCGGTTGGGATGGATGGGCCTACATGAATGACCCCATAGAAACGCCCTACGGGGCCCCACAAGGCGCTAAACCGATGGGCCGCGGGGTAAGTGCTATGGATGACGATGTGCCGTTCTAGGGGCTAAGAATGACTAAAGATGAAGCGTTACAACTTGCATTGGAGGCGTTAGAAGGCTTTATACCCTATTTGCCATTGAAAGATGAAGCGCAATGTAATCGTTACGACAAAGCCATTACTGCACTACATCTTGCTATTGATGTGGAAAACATGGCCTCTAAAGCTACCTATAAAAAACAACTAGAAACAAAAGATGAACCTTTTGAATATTGGAACGCAGTAGAAGGATGGGTAAAAATTGATGAGGTTCGTGAACATTTTGAATCTGCGAGTTGTGGGACTATTTACAAGAATGGGGGTGAAGGTCGGGTTCCTCTTTACACCACACCACAACGCACATGGGTAGGATTGACGGATGAGGAAATTGAAAGTGTTTACATGAATACTATGAATTTTCAACAAAATGCAAAGGCTTTAGAAACCAAGCTAAAAGAAAAAAACACTTGACAAACCCAAAATGTGATATAGTGTAATTGCTACAAAGTGTAGTGTTTTTTGCAAAGAAACAAAGGATTTATCATGGGATACCCCAAAATGGAAAAGTTGCCTATGGGCGCAAAAGCATCTGATCGCACAGGCGAAAAGAATGTGCGCGTGCCAAAAGAGGATAAAGAAAGATTTGTGCCCGGCGCATCAGGGGAAAAAATCCCCCGCGGCGCGTTGTCAAGTGACACATCGGGAGAGCGCCGCCGCCCGATCGAGGGAGGTGTGGGCATGGGCAAGATGGATGGAATTGGTAGCCGTGATTCCAAGCACATGGGCCATCACGATGGCCGCTTGGGCGAAATGAAAGGTGGATCATCGGAATCTACTTGTTATGAACACAAGCGCATGGATCACGTCCAAGATTCAATGTAATGCGAAACACCCCAAAGTCTAGAACACAATGGGGCGTTTCTAACCACAGTAACTAAGAGGGTAGTTAATATGGCTGATGACAATTGTAAGGTATGCCGGTTTTACATAGGGCACGATTTAGGATCATGCCGCCGGTATCCCGATTACAAAACCCGTTCCCAAAACGAATGGTGTGGCGAATTTGCAAGAAAAGAAATCTCGGTGGGTAATGCAGTTGCCGAGAGTTTGCCCGAGGCTAACGCCTTGGGCGTTTTTTCGGCACCCAAGCGCGGGAGGCCACGGAAAAATGATTAAACCATTGCGTGATAAGATATTTGTAAAGCCTATTCAACGAATCCAAAGCGATTTGTGGATACAGACGGCGGAGGCACCCACGGTGGGGCATATCACCGCATTGGGCGATGATGCCAAGGATCAGGGGCTAAGTGTTGGGGATAAGATTTATTTTGGCACATTGGCCAAGGATTACAAAAACGAATATCTAAAATATCAAGAATTAAAAGATGAAAATCTAATTGTGATGTCTTGGAAAGATGTGTGTTTTGTGGAGGAAATGGAATGAAAGCCGGTTTATACGCTAATATTCATGCAAAACAGGAACGAATCAAACGGGAAAAAGCCGCGGGTGAGCCGGTTGAAAGGATGCGTAAGCCCGGCACCAAGGGCGCACCAACGGCCGCCGCATTTAAACAATCCGCAAAGACGGCCAAAAAATGAAAGCACACGATAAACCAATCCCACACAAGACAACGGGCAAGGGCAAAACCTACAACCCAACGGAAAAGGGGGCCGGAATGACGGCCAAGGGGCGTGCGGAATACAATGCCAAAAACGGATCAAACCTAAAGGCACCGGCACCCAACCCCAAAACCGAAAAGGATAAGGGCCGAAAGGCATCATTTTGTGCGCGAATGGAAGGTGTGGTTAAAAACGCCAAAGGCCCCGCCGAAAGGGCCAAGGCATCATTAAAGAATTGGAATTGCTAAATGCCATTAATCAAATCAACCAAAAAAGAAGCATTCAAAAAGAACATCGAGGCGGAGGTAAAGGCGGGCAAGCCGGTGAAGCAGGCGGTGGCCATAGCCTATTCGGAAAAACGTGAGGCGGCCAAAGCAAAGGCGAAAAAGAAATAATGGAACGCGGCCGCCCAACACTATATGACCCAAAGTATTGCGATCTAGTTGTCGAATTAGGAGCAAAGGGTAAAAGTGTAGAACAAATTTCTACATATTTGGGTGTGTCATTAAGAGTTATGTATGATTGGCGTGATCGTTATCCGGACTTTCTGCACGCCTTGGATGATGCCAAGATAGCGGAGCAAACGTGGTGGGAAGAACAGGCACAGGCATATATGCTAGAGCACAAGGATGGGGCCAAGCTAAACGCAAGTATTTGGTCACGATCTATGGCCGCACGCTTTCCAAAGAAATATCGTGAATCGGTTAAACAAGAAATCACCGGTGAAAATGGCGCACCATTGCTAACAAACATTGCGGTGACGTTTGTAAGCCCAAATGGAAGCTAATATTGAATTCCCGCTAAAACTACAATGCCTATTCCAACCGGCACGCTATAAGGTGTTGTTTGGAGGGCGAGGGGGGGCAAAGAGTTGGGGAATAGCTAGGGCGCTATTGATCATCGGCGCTAACAAGGCAACACGCGTGCTATGCGCCCGTGAATTTCAAACATCTATAAGGGATTCCGTTCATAAGCTATTGTGTGATCAAATCACCGCAATGGGGCTAACGGAATTCTATGAAATAACGGATAGAACAATCCGCGGCAAGAATGGATCGGAATTTAACTTTGTTGGCCTAAAAAATAATGTGGCGAATGTAAAGAGCTATGAGGGAGTGGATGTGTGTTGGGTGGAGGAGGCGCAGACGGTTTCTAAGCGATCATGGGATACGCTAATACCAACGATTAGAAAAGAACAATCGGAAATATGGGTTTCATTCAATCCGGAATTAGAAACGGATGAAACCTACCAAAGATTCGTTATCCACACGCCCGAAAACGCCATTGTGCAAAAGATCAATTGGTCTGATAACCCTTGGTTTCCGGATGTATTGCGGCTAGAAAAGGATACGTTGAAAGCGCGTGATCCGGAGGCGTATAACATGGTGTGGGAGGGGATTTGTAGGCAAACCGTGGATGGTGCGGTGTTTGCCAAGGAAATCCAATTGGCCGATTTACAAGAAAGAATCGGAAAGGTTCCCTACGATCCGATTAAACCCGTTCACGTTGTCTTTGATTTGGGTTGGGCGGATGCAACGGCATTGTGGTTTGTGCAATTCGTGGGCATGGAAACGCGCCTAATCCGATATTTTGAAACATCACAAGAAACCATATCGGCTATCTTGGCCAAGATGCAAACTTTTGGATATGTGTTTGACACGCTATGGTTGCCACATGATGCGGAAAACAAGACATTGGCGGCGGCGGGGCGATCAATTGAGGAAATTGTGCGGGCGGCGGGCTATAAGACGCGGATTATCCCAAGGACACCAATAGCGGATTCAATTAACGCCGCACGCACGATCTTTAGTAATTGTTGGTTTGATAGAATAAATTGCGCCGATGGGCTACAATGCCTTAGACACTACCGGTATGAGGTTGATCCGGATACGAAACAGTTTTCAAGAACACCATTGCATGATCAATATTCGCATGGCGCGGATGCGTTTCGGATGTTGGGATTGATGATCCAAGAGCCAAAGAAATTGGTAGTGAAAAAACCCGTTTATGAACCAGCGAATTGGATGGGATAGATATGGCCGATAACCAAACAGAATTCGATCCACGGATTGATGAGGCGAAAAAGTTCTTAAAGTTAGCCAATGACGCGGATACGAATAACCGATCCGAGGCGCTAGAGGATTTGAAATTTGCCGCCGGTGATCAATGGCCGGTTGAAATACAGAATAGCCGATCATTGGAGGCACGGCCATGTCTAACGAT